TAAAAGATACCTTCGTCATCGTTATTGTTTCAACAACATCACCAAAAATATCGTCAGCTTGATTGTTATTCTGTTCATTTGACGGGTTACTTTTCTTACGTTGTTCAACCATAGCCTGAGCGATAGAAGAGTTAATTTCATTAACAATTTCAGTCATCTTGTCTGTAGAAGGTGCTTGATTAAACTCATTAACTTTTCTTTTACAACTTCTTTCTCATCGTCTGTGTAGTTAGAAAGTTTTTCATTAAGTTCACCTTTAAGACGGTCATTTTCTTTCTCTTCTTTAAACTCACGTAAAGTAGTGAGTTCTTTTTCCATTTCAGAATTCTTTTCTCTTTAAGTTGACTAAGTTCAGTGTCAACCTCTTTTTTACTTTCAACAAGAGTATTTAGTTCTTCTTGCTTAGTATTCAGTTCAGCTTGAACCTCATCAACCTTTGTTCCTTTGTTCTTAACCTCATCTTTAAGGTCATTAATTTCAGTATTCTTTTGATCAATCTTGTTATTAAGATCGACAACTGTTTGTTCGTTTTCTTTGCTCATTTGTTTTTTATCTCCTTTCTTGTGGTTTAATTCTAATAAAACTGCCGAATCATCAGCAGGTTCTATTCCTAATATTGCAGATCCAGAGAAATCAAATATCTTAGGCGCACGACCTGTTTCTTTCCATCCATCTTCATACGCAATGTAATCGTGACCTTCTTTTGCGCTAATTTCTACAGATGTGTCAGGTTGCTTACTGTCATACATTTCACTTTTCAACCATTGAACAAATTTAGGATAACGTTGGTTAAACAAGTAACCTTCAGCAATTAAAACTTTCTTTTGTTCACCATTTACCTCAACTGTATCCACATAACCTCTTTCGGTTGTGCCAACTACTACTGAATATTCAAATAAGGGAATACCGTCTTTGACATCACTTAAACCATGCCCAAAAGGTTCATCTTCTCCCAATCATCTAAAAACTCAGCAGCGATAGGCATATTCACCATACTGTCTAAGTTGGCATTGATATGTTCTTCTTTCCAAGTTATACCGTTTTTGTTATGTTCATCAGTTGAATTATGTAATTCAAGTACAACCCACTTCACATAGGTTCGACCTGCAAATTTCTTGCTTTGATTTATTTCAAGAACAGTACCTTTCAATTCCTACACCCCCTTTCATCATTCAATTGGATTAGCTCCAGTATCCTTATTTTTCATAGTTGAAGGATTATCTGTGTCGTTATCAACTGGTTTTTGGTCTTCGCTATCACTACCATTTTGAGTGAACGATATAGGGTGAGGAGGGTACTTTTCATCAAATCCAGCATTGTATTCTTCATCCATAAGAGACAAATAAACATCTGGATTAATACCAGTAGCAGCTATCCATGCTTGTAATGAACCTGATCCATGTGTATATAAATCTTTAAGATGCTTAACTTGGTCATCACGGTTAGCATGTGTGATAGGGAGGTATTTGAGTTCAATATAATTTTGCCTATCTTGAATTAAATTAGCATTAATAACTTTATTAAACTCTTCCTCAATTTGTTCAAGCCATGAAAAAACTCTCAGCAGATATTAGTTGAATATTAGACTTTTCAGAGGAAACACTACCTCCGTCACCATTCAACATAGATGCCGAGAACCCTAAACTTGCCGATATTCTTTTTAATATCTCATCTTGATTATTAACATTTAATAAATCTAAATTTGCCTTTAACTTTTCTATTTTTGTCCCTGCAGCAACAGAAAAGAAGTTAATCCCTTGTTGTAATCCTTTGGCAAACAAAGCTGATTTAATGTTGTCGTGTTGCTCTTTCTGTTGTGTCTGAGTAAGGGCAGAAGTACCTTTGTCTTTTCCTTCAGGGAATGTTTGATACACAACTGTTGTATTAACTTCATCTAAAACATTTCGTTTAGATTCAGTGAAATATTCATCATATAACATATCAATAAAAGCAGCCATACCAATAGGACGACCCCATTTATCCTCTAATTTCGCTCTAACTTTATACGCCATTGTTTTGTCATTGTTCAACACAGCCCATCGTTTATTCCTGTCTAGTTTATAATTACGATAAGCCTCTCGTATCTCTTTTGGGTATCTTCTTAGTTTCTTAGAGCGACCATTGCTTGTAAATTGGTCAAAATACATACAGTCAAAAGCAACTATATAAGAGGAATTTTTAAATCCAACTATACGACAATAATCAGTAGGGAGGGGGAGGATAGCACAATTGAAATCCATTGCATTAATTTCTGTTAACTCCTCTACATCTAGATCAGATAGATATTTAGGCATTGTGTTTGGTTCAGAAACATCAAAATAGTAAAATGCTGTTCCTTCAGTAGCCATTTTGAATAATTTATCACGAACAGTGTTTTTCTCTTTGACTTTTCTCAATGCTTCAAGATATTTTTTACGTGCTTTTTTATATCTTGGGTGAGAACTATCACGACTAAAAACAACACGGTCAAGGGTAGGAAGAGATACCATATAATCAACAACATTGGTGTAAACTCCATTCGAGTTGTATAAAACCCTCGAAACATCTCTTAATTCTTCATTAAAAGTGTTGTGGTCTTTTAACCATCGTTTAACAGAATCAATGTTAAAGGCACGGTAACTTCTATGAAAATATGTCTGAAGTTGTAAATCGTTATAATTTATTTCATATGAAGGCTGGTTTTGTTCATTTTCCAATAGATTCACCTCCTAGTTAAAAAAGAATCCAAATTCATAGTCTGATGATTTATCTCTGTTCATCTTATTCTCGTCTTCAAGTTCTCTTATGTAATGCAATCCATACCCTAAAGCAGTTACACGGTCACGTTTTGTTGATTTACTGATACGTCCATAAACCACATTTCCGTGTTCTGAAGATTCTTGTTTTGTATTTCCTAATTCTTGTATTAAAATATCGGTATTTATAAACATCGAATATTCTTCTTCTGTTAGGTCTCCACCCTGAAATTCAGTATCAACTGAAGCTGAATTAGCAAGGAGTTTTAAAGTATTGTCTTCAAAACACTTTTTCATATAAGTATGCATACTATTGTTTAATTGATTAGTGGCTGAAATTCTACGGATTATAGGTTGGGCATTTTGTAGACTCATACGGTCTTCATCATCATCAGGTACTAATGGAGGGTATTCAACTACTTCGCCTTTTTCGTCTGTATATTCCCAAGTCTCGTCTAACAAAGAAGGCAAAGCCTCACCATTACCACGAACATCAATAACTAATTTCATAGTGTTTGGAAATTTAATAAGCATTTCACGTAAGAATTTCGCCTGATTTGGAAGTGAGATGCCTTTATGTGTCCTCATGTAAACAATTTCTTTATTATACATACCGTTAGGTTTTTCTTTCAATTTGATAACAACCGTACAAGCATTGTCACTATAATTATTATTAGCCAAGGCAACGTCATGAGATATAACATATTGAACCGTAGATTTTCTTGGCTGTTTTAACTCGCTTCTCTCAAGAGTTCTAGACCCTTCTGTTAAATCGTAAGGATAAAAACTTTCATTTGAATTACCGACAAAAACAGCCTCGTATTCATAAGCAAATTTGTCTTGTGTCATAGAAGGTTTATCTCTCTCAGACTGAATATCGTCTTCATAAAAAATGCCTGCATTTACCCCGACTTGATAAGGGAGAGTGCAGACGAAGTATTCACTATTACCTTTTTTCATGTTGTTATAGTGGTTTGTGAAACGCTCATACAAATCACAATTTTTCAAATATGCCGAGCTGATATAAATGACTTTACCTTTTTCAACAGGTAATTCATCATTCGGAAATTTCATTGATAAGTCAATCATCGTTTGACGCTTTGTTTTAGTCATTGGAATTAATATTTCCTCCATGACACTATCTTTAACGAGGCGAGCTTCATCAATTAGCAGTTGGTGAAAACGCCATGAACGAGCATTCTCCCCGTCATGACCTAAAACAATAGCACGTATTTCTGAGCCATTTTTAAAATGAACAACACAATCGTCTGAGTTAGTTTTAATATTTGCTATTTCACGTTGAACATTTTCATTTTTAGACAATTCACCTTTAATTTTTTGAATAATAACGTTACGTGCTTGCTGACCTTTACCTGAAGCAATTCCTAATTTAATTCCTTTGTAAAGACAAGCAGAGCAAATAAAGAAAACTGCACTAAGATAGGATTTTCCCAATCCCCTTGAAGCTATGAACATCGATTCCTTATAGTTCGCCATCGCCCTAAGAATCAATCTTTGAAATGGGTATAGATTAATACCTAAAACATCAACAGCAAATTCATCAATATGATGTCTGTAATAAGAAATAAATTTTCTCCACGCTTCAACGTTTATTTCCTCTTGTTTTCTAGGGTCATAACTGTCAGAGTGATCAAAATTGTTATATGTATTATCTTTTTGTTTACGGTTTTTTTGACTGTAATTATTATAACTAGACATTATATCGACTTCCCAATATGACTAAATTCTTCAAGAAGTTTGTCGTAGTTATCTTTGTCCAAATCGTTTTTATGTTCATAAACATAAGTATTATTTTCAACCATCTCTGTTATTTGGGAAAATGAACCTAAAGAAACATCATTTTGACCACGCTTATCTTCTGAGAACTGTGCAGACTTAGATAAGGTATCAAATACTTCCTTAGCTTCTTTGTATCGTTTTTCAGAACCTTTAACCCCATCTTGCATATCTTGGAAACATTTATCCATATGAAGAGATGCTTTTGCTATCTTTTTAGCATAGTCTTGGTGAGATTTTGTTAGGATTCTAAAGTCACGATTAAGACCTGATAAATATTCTTGAAGATAATCGATTTCAGAGTGATAGTAATACCCTAACCATTCACGACTGTATATCTTATCTCCGTCATCCTTCTTATCGCCAGTTAGGATAGGATTATCATCTTTGCTATTTTTAACTCCGTCAAAGTCAGAATCATTCCAAGTCTTTTCTTTATGCTGAGGCATAACCACATTTTTTAAGTATGTCCTAAAATGAGACCTGTCTTGTTTGTCAGCCTCAACTACTGAAGCATCCCATAGGCTTTTTATGAATGGCTTGTCAAGCATTCTCAGCATAGCTTGAATGGATCTTAAATCTTTTTCATCAACCATATCAAAAATACATTTTTTACAGATAGATGTTTTCCCATAATACTCATGAATAGGGGAGTAAGAATTATAATATTCTGTTAGCCTTTTCGAACTTCCGCAACGACTGCATTGAATTTTAGTGTCAGCCATTCATAAATCACCTCCTTATTTATTTTGGTCTTCCAGCACGAACAGCATTATGCCCATTAGGTAAGCCATGAGCAGCAAACTTTCCACTGAATTGTTGTTCTGCTTCACCGCTACATTTGCCACACTCAATTATTTTATCTTCGTATTTCTTCAATTGATTTTCCATAACATTTTCACAAGATGTACACTTGTAATCATAAAAAGGCATTTAGTTCACCTCATAAATTTATAATTGTAATTATTTTTTCATTTAAAAAGATTCTTTTAAGCGAAGCC